GCCGCTGGAGTCACTCTTAAGGATACCTTTGCCGAGATTCAACACATGGCATGGGCTCCAGCAAGTATGACTACCTTCATGAAGAAGTATGGACAGGACTGGCACTCCACTAAAGCAGGTATTGCAGCTAAGATTGGTAATCGCGTAGTTACTCAAGCTATTGAGGGTGACATCGACCATCCTGCTACTTGGAAGTCTCAAGAGTTGTACCTACGTTCTCATGGTGGTTGGTCTCCCAAGACTACAGAGCAAACCCAAGAAGTGGGTAATGAGGAAGAAGAGGCTGAGAGTGCTGTTAATTCACTGATGAAGCTGTTAGGTAAGGATACTGAAGAGGAATGACCCTGACAGCGGCTAAACTTAGGGAATTACCTGATGAAGAGGTTAAAGCTGCTTTATCTCAACTCACCGCACAGCAAGTGGAAGAGTTACAACATGACTGGTCTTTTTGGGCACGGCCTGAACAACTAGAACCTAAAGGTGATTGGAACACATGGTGGATCAACGCAGGAAGAGGGTTCGGTAAAACTCGTGCTGGTGCTGAGTGGGTTCGTGAGCAGGTCAAAAAAGGCCACAAACGTATTGCTGCTGTAGCTTCGACAAACAGCGACATCGAACGTGTTATGGTCAAAGGTGAGTCAGGTTTCCTAAACATCTGTTGGAAGGGTGATAAGACCTACAAAGGCAAAGAGATGGGCTTCCCTGAGTGGTCTCCCACTAAACGGACACTAACTTGGGCTAACGGTGCTAAGGTAGAATTCTATTCCGCTGAGGAACCCGAACGACTACGCGGTCCGCAGTTTTCGTGTGCGTGGACCGACGAGGTAGCAAGTTGGAACAAGGGTGAAGAAACTTGGTCGATGCTTCAATTTTGCCTACGACTAGGTAAACACCCTAGGGTCTGTGCCACTACTACCCCTAAGAGCACCACACTTATCCGTAGGTTGATTAAAGACCCTAAGACCCATGTTACTGTGGGTAGTACTTTTGATAACTCTGCTAATTTGGCTGATACATACCTACAAGCAGTCAGAGACCAATATGAAGGTACACGACTCGGTAGACAAGAACTTTATGCTGAGATACTCGAAGAGAACGAAGGCGCTCTGTGGACTACGGACACCATAGACAAGTGCCAAATCTCTCGTAAAGACCTCCCCCTTCTGAATCGCATTGTAGTATCTCTGGACCCTGCTATCACCTCTAATGCTGAATCTGATATGACTGGCATAGTTGTTGCAGGTATAGACGTGAATGGTAAGTGCTACGTCCTTGGAGATTACACAGACAGGTACTCTCCTCAAGGTTGGGCTAACAAGGCTATTGAACTATACCACCAATACCAAGCTGACAGGATTGTAGCTGAGAAGAACCAAGGTGGTGACATGGTAAGGCGCACTATAGAGGTAGAGGATGAGACAGTCCCTATCAAGTTAGTACATGCCTCTCGTGGTAAATATGCCCGCGCAGAGCCTATATCAGCTTTGTATGAACGAGGGATGGTCTTTCACGTAAGAGACCCTGAGGATGGCTTCAACCTTAATGAGTTGGAAATTCAGCAGCGTACATGGGAACCTCTTGGTAGTATTGGCTCCCCAGACCGCCTAGACAGCCTTGTTTGGGGGATAACTGAATTAGCACTTAATGGGTATGCACGACCCGAACTCAAACCCTCACCCACGTCGAGGACGTCAGCGAGAAGGATCGTCTTTCTCTAGCTCAGCTCTTCAGTGAGGCTCATGTCTCTGTTGCTCAGATCTCTGAGAAGATGAAGCTTCAGCTCAAGAGACACACGTATGTGACCCCTACCAAGTATCTTGATCTTGTGAAGGGTTACCGCTCCATGCTGGATGATAAGAGAAAAGAGATTGGGGAACTCGCTTCAAAGCTCCGAAACGGTCTTGCTAAGCTTGATCAGAGCAAGGAGCAGGTGTCCACTATGAGTATCGAACTCGAACAGAAGAAAAAGATCGTTGCTCAGAAGAAGAATGACTGTGACAAACTGCTGGTGGAAATCGTTCAGAAACAGCGTGCCGCCGATGAACAGAAGAAGGTTGTTGAACAGGATGCTGTTCGTACGGAGGAAGACACCAAGGAGTGTACCAAGATCCGAGGTGAAGCCCAGCAGGAGCTTGACAAGGTCATTCCTACCCTTGAGGCTGCCATTGCCGCGCTTGAGAAACTCGACAAGAAGAGTGTGACGGAAGTCAAGTCGTACACGAAACCTCCTCCCCTTGTAGAGAAGGTCATGAGTGCTGTCATGACTGTCCTCAAGAAAGAACCGACTTGGGCTGCAGCTAAGAAGGAACTCGGAGACTCGCAGTTCCTTAACAAGTTGAAGAACTTTGACAAGGAGAAGATTTCCAACGCCACCGTCAAGCAGATCGGCAAGTACACCAAGCAGAAGGACTTTTCTCCCGAGAAGATTACCTCTGTTTCTCTCGCCGCTGGTGCCATGTGTGAGTGGGTGATTGCGATGGAGCAGTATGCCATGGTATACCGTGATGTCGAACCCCGTCGTCAAGCACTTCACCTTGCCGAGGACCGCCTTCGTCAGAAGCAGTCTGATCTCGCTCAGGCTCAGGCGCAGCTGAAGGATGTCACGGACAAGATCGCCGCGTTGGAGAGCAAATACCAACAGAGTGAGACGGAGAAGAACGCTCTTCGCAAGGAGGCCGAGAACCTCGAGCTCAAACTCAGTCGTGCTGCCCAGCTTGTTGACGGTCTCAGTGGAGAGAAGAAGAGATGGGAAGAGCGTGTGGCTGGATACGACATCGACCTCAAGAACCTCATCGGTGATTGTGCCGTCGCTGCTGCCTTCATCTCGTACGCCGGACCTTTCCCTTCGGCCTTCCGTGAGGAACTTGTTCAGAAGAAGTGGATGCCGGCTGTCTCTCATCTGAACCTCCCTCTGTCTGCCGACTTTGACTTTGGAACCTTCCTGAGTGTTCCTACCGAAGTCCGTGAGTGGAACATCCAGGGTCTTCCTTCGGATGGCTTCTCCACCGAGAACGGTGTGATGGTCACTCGTGGAAACCGCTTCCCGCTCATGATTGACCCTCAGGGCCAGGCCAACAAGTGGGTGAAGGCAAAGGAAGGTAGCAACCTCAAGGTGGTTGATGCTTCCTCTGATTCGCTGATGCGTGTTGTTGAAGGAGCTATCCAGTTTGGCACTCCTGTTCTTATCCAGGATGTTGGCGAGGAGCTCGATGCGGCCTTGGAGCCGATCCTCCGCCTTACTCGTATGAGTGGTGAAGCTGTCAGTTCCATCCGTCTCGGAGATAAAGAGCTCAACTACTCTCCTGACTTTATGTTGTACATGACCACCAAGCTTGGAAACCCCCACTTTAAGCCTGAGGTCTGTATTAAGACAACCATCGTCAACTTTGCTGTCAAGGAAAAGGGTTTGGAAGATCAGCTCCTCGGACTTGTGGTGAAGAAGGAACAACCCAAACTTGAGGAAGACAAGAGCAAACTCGTGTTGGCTGTTTCTGCTGGTAAGAGGCGTCTGGTTGAGCTTGAAGATGAGATTCTTTCTCTTCTTAAGAATGCCGGTCCCAACCTCTTAGATGATGAGCTCCTTATCAATGCCCTCCAGTCCAGTAAGAGTACTGCGGAGGAAGTAAAGCAGCAGTTGAAGGTGTCTGAGGAGACGGAGGAGAAGATCGATCAAGCTCGTGAAGCTTATCGCGCTTGTGCTGTTCGCGCCTCCATCATTTACTTTGTCCTCAACGATCTCGGTTCAGTCGATCCTATGTATCAGTTCTCTCTCGAGTCGTATATTTCTCTGTTTGAGCACAGTATTGATGCGAGCCACAACGTTAAGGCCCGATCTGGAAAGTCTTCTGGTCCGAAACTCGCTGAGCGCATTCGCACGTTGAACGATTTCCACACCGAAGCTGTTTATGACTACACGTGCCGCGCATTGTTTGAGAAGCACAAGTTACTCTTTGCCTTCCAGCTCTGTGTGAAGAAGATGCAGAGTGATGGTGCCTTGGACAAGGAAGAATACGATTTCTTCCTCCGTGGAGGAACTGTTCTCGACAAGAACCTCCAGCCTCCTAACCCCTGCAAGGATTGGCTTCCTGAAGCTGCTTGGGATCATATCACCGAACTCGAGAAGCTCCCTGCCTTCCAGGGTATTGTGGCTAGCTTCGACCAGAACAGCTCTGAGTGGCGTGATTGGTACCGCTCTCAAGACCCTCCCCCTGAAGAACAGAGACCTGTTGGTGAATGGCACAACAAGTGGGATGAGTTTGAGAAGATGGTCGTTCTTCGTTGTCTGAGACCTGATCGTGTGGCTTTCGCTGTTCGTAAGTTCATCTCGGCCAACCTCGGTCCTCACTTTGTGGCTCCTCCTCCTTTTGATCTCCATGAAGTTCACGAGTTGTCCACGCCGACCACTCCCGTCATCTTTGTCTTGTCTGCAGGTGTCGATCCTTCCCCTCTTCTCCAGCAACTCGCGACGGAGCTCAACCACAACGTTGATCAGATCGCCCTCGGTCAGGGACAAGCTCCCATTGCTGAGCAGATCCTTGAGAATGGAATCATCAACGGAAACTGGGTCTTCCTCGCCAACTGTCACCTTAGTGTGTCCTGGCTGCCGAAGCTTGAGAAGTTGGTGGAGGCCATCTCCAAGAGAGGACATGAAGTTCACCCAGACTTCCGTCTCTGGCTGTCTAGTGACCCTACTCCTCACTTCCCCATCTCTCTCCTTCAGAACTCGATCAAGCTCACCACTGAGCCCCCCAAGGGACTCAAGGCAAACTTGGCTCGTCTGTACGCCAATATGACCGAGGAGCAGTTCAACCGAAGTGCTAAACCTGAAAAGTACAAGAAGCTTCTCTTTGCTCTCTGCTTCTTCCACTCCGTTCTTGTTGAGCGTCGTAAGTTCCTCACTCTTGGTTGGAACGTGGCCTACGCCTTCAACGACTCTGACTTTGCTGTCTGTGAGAACATCCTCCAGCTGTATCTTGATGAGTATGAAGATACACCTTGGGATGCGATCAAGTACTTGATCGCAGAGGCCAACTACGGTGGTCGCGTCACTGATGCGGTGGACCGTCGTCTCTTGTCTGTCTACATCAACCGCTTCTTCAGTGATGATGCCCTCAAGATCCCCAAGTTCGAGTTATCTGAGATGAAGGAGTACTATATTCCTGAAGACGGCAACCTCGATACTTACAAGAAGTATGTGGCATCTCTGCCCTCTATCGACCCTCCTGAGGCCTTTGGACAGAACTCGAATGCCGATATCGCTTCTCAGATGCAGGAGACCCACACCTTGTTGGACACCGTATTGAGTCTTCAGCCTCGTATTGTGACAGAAGGTGGTAGCTCTCGTGAAGACACTGTCCTTGACCTCACCGAGGCCCTTTTGACTCAGATCCCTGAGGAGCTGGACCTCAAGGCGATCCAGAAGAAGCTCCAGCATGACACCTCTCCCCTGAAGACTGTTCTTGTTCAAGAACTTGCCCGTTACAACCAGCTCCTTGCTGTGGTCCGTACCTCGGTTGCTGACCTCCAGAAGGGTCTGAAGGGTCTCGTTGTGATCTCCCCCGAACTCGAAGAAGTGTTTGAGAGTCTGTTCACAGGAAAAGTACCCGAGATGTGGAAGATTGCTTACCCAACCACGAAACCTCTTGGACCATGGACACGTGATCTCATCGAACGTATCGCACAGCTCAGCAAGTGGGCCACCGAAGGAGCTCCCAAGGTCTTTTGGTTGTCTGGCTTCACCTTCCCTACCGGTTTCCTCACTGCTCTCCTTCAATCGACTGCCCGTAAGAACGGTGTTCCCATTGACAACTTGTCTTGGGAGTTTACGGTCATGCAGCAAGACGAAGCTTCGATCCAGTCTGCTCCCAAGGATGGAGCCTACATCCGTGGTCTTTTCCTTGAAAATGCACGATGGAACAGTAGCGATGGATGCCTCGCTGAGCCTCTTCCTATGGAGCTCTTCTCTCCTCTTCCCATTATCCACTTTAAGCCTGTGGAGGCGAGGAAGAAGGGATCAAAGGGTGTGTACTCCTGCCCACTCTATATGTACCCTGTCCGTACCGGTACTCGTGAGCGTCCTTCATTCATGATTAACGTTGACCTCAAGTCCGGTGCTCATGATGCCGACTTCTGGGTCAAGAGAGGTACTGCCCTCCTTCTCTCTCTTTCTAATTAAAGGAAACTGTGAGAGAGGGCAAGTTAGACCTTGGAGAAGGAGGCGAGGAGGGGTAGAAGTACGGTGAAGTGGTTCCTGGCAACGTTCCGCTTCCCCTTCTCCTTCTTTCCTCTTCTTCTTCTTCTCCCTCTCCCTCTCTCTCTCTCTCTCTCTCCCTTGAATATCTCGTTTCTTTCTATCTTTCAAATGATTGTTATTAAATACCTTTCAATCTCTTCTAATGTACTTCTTACTGATGGCTTCGTATTTCAACTTGTTGTGTGGTGTCTCGTGTGTGGTGTCAAGAAAGTGATGGTATTGAGCGGTGTTGAGACCATGTATACACTCCAGTGCTAGTGACTTGTCGCATTTCTCTGTTTCTCCACCTTCCTGCTTTTGCCCTCCATCCCCT